TATCCAGTGACAATTGGACTATCTATTGAAGAGGATAAAGCCAATAATAGATTATACGATACTTTAGAAGATTGTGTAATGGAAATAGAAGAATTAAAAAATGAATTATCTTTGATCGAAGTTACTGAAAGCGTGAACGGAAGAATGAGGTGGGATACACCAGAAGTAAAAATTGGGGTTGGAAGAAAACAAAGAATGAGGAAGGATCGATATTCGTCATTATTAATGGCCAATATGGCGGCTAGAAATATGAAATTTGAGGAAAAGCAAATAACATACCATGGATATGGTGGATTTGCATCTCGTAGTAATTCTCAGAAAAATGACGGTGCCACATTTAGCGGGCCAAACTGGTTTACCTCGCAAATGAATAATTTATATTAGTGTTTCTGGAGTATAATACAATAGTCGGATTGCTTTCCAATTACAATCAGATTGTTTGAATTACAAAGGAATATAAAATGGCAGAAGATAAAAATAAGTCAAAAGAAGAAAAAAATCCATACATATTCTGGACATCGGCAGAAGATCAGCAAAACGCATTTGATAAAACTTCTGGTAATGTAGACAGTTATGATGGTATTATGAGTTCTACTGCCAGCCGCAGATCTTATATTGATATTGAACCAAATATCTCAGTTAGAACTGACTTCTTAAAAGATGATTATTATCGTTTTCGTCCATTTGAGGAACCGGCTAATAATTTCAAACAAGCAATGTCAATGTGCATGAAAGCATATGACAGAGTTGGTATTGTAAAAAATGTTATTGATCTTATGGGAGATTTTGCTTCTCAGGGAATAACGCTAAATCATACAAATAAGCAGATTGAACAATTCTACCGTAAATGGTGGAAGATGGTTAATGGCGAGGAAAGATCCGAAAGATTTCTTAATATGTTATATCGTTGCGGAAATGTTATTATTCATAAGAGATATGGAAGAATAACCAGAAAGCAAGAAAGAGAAATGTCTAAGGCCCAAGAGGATCTAATAGAGATTCCAATTCAAGACATTACTAAAAAACAAATACCATTAAAATATGATTTTCTTAATCCACTACAAATAGAAGTTGAGGGTGGATATGCTGGTGCGTTCAGTGGCGAAAAAACATATAAGATGAAGATTACTAATTCTGTAAGAAAATCTTTTGAGAAGAATAGCAAATATGTTGATACTTTACCAGAGCAATTAAAAGAGGCTTTAAAAAATCAACAAAATCATATTAAATTAGATAGCAAAACAATAGAAGTATTTTATTATAAAAAAGACGATTGGGAACTTTGGGCAAACCCAATGGTTAATGCTATTATTGACGATATTATCATGCTAGAAAAAATGAAGCTAGCAGATATGTCGGCCTTGGATGGTGCTATTTCTAATATCAGACTATGGCGTTTGGGTAATCTAGAACATAAGATTTTACCAAACAAGGGTGCTATTGACAAGCTAAGAAATATTCTCGCCAGCAATGTTGGCGGCGGAACAATGGATCTTGTTTGGGGTCCAGAAATTGATTTCAAGGAAAGTAATACGCAAATTTATAAATTCCTTGGTGCTGAAAAGTATCAGCCTGTTTTAAATAGTATATATGCCGGTCTTGGCATTCCACCAACCCTAACTGGATTGGCTGGTCAATCGGGAGGATTTACAAATAATTTTATTTCTTTAAAGACTTTAATAGAAAGACTAGAATATGGTAGAGATTTATTATACCAATTCTGGACAAAAGAAATAGAGTATATTCAAAAGGCAATGGGATTTAGTTCACCGGCCACATTGCATTTTGAGCATATGATTTTATCTGATGAGGCTGCTGAAAAAAATCTATTAATTCAATTAGTAGATAGAGATATAATTTCAGTAGAAACTCTAAGAGAAAGATTTGGTGAACTTAATGATATTGAGGATGCTAGAATAAAGACAGAAGGCAAAAAGAGAAATAGAAGACAAATGCCGCCAAAAGCAGATCCATTTCATAATGGCAATGTTGATTCTGATTATAGAAAAATTGCATTGCAAAAGGGTGAAATTGGCATTGATGATGTTACAACATTAAAACCCAAAGAAGTAACAACTACTCCTGTTCCCACTGGGCCACAACCTAAACAATCTCCAGCAGCACCAACTCAAAATGGCAGACCGCCATTCCAAAAAGATACTCAACCAAGAAAGCAGAAAAGAGTATTACCAAAAAGTAAACCGGCTGTAGCATCAGTTATGGTGTGGGCTAGTGAAGCACAAAAAACAATATCTAATATTTTAAATCCAGCCATGTTAAATCATTATGATAAAAAGAATTTAAGAGAATTAACCAAAGCTGAATTAGTAGATTTAGAAGAAATTAAATTTAAGGTATTATGTAATTTAGAGCCATATACTGCTATAGCTGAGGATAAAATAGCTTTAATTCTAGAGCAAAATCCACAAATTAGTAATAGTCAAAATAGTACAATATTAGAATTAAAAGCGGAATTTGTTGAAAATCATGAACGCTCGCCATCTATAGATGAGTTACGTCAAATTTATAATATAGCTTATTCGCTTGATTTTTTAAACGAAAAATAACTTAAATTATATTTTTTGGCGTATTTAGAAATAGAAAGGCCATAATATGAAAACATATAGATATGAAACTCTAGACGGCATTGCAGACTCAATAGTAAAGAATAATTCTATTGCTTTTGAGTGCGATATCTTAGATAGAGATAATATACTTAACATTAGCAAAGATAATATCCATCCATCGTTTGCTTGTCTATATGAAAATTCTGAAAAACAAAAAGATCTTTACTATCTAAATTCTATTTTAGTTTCCGCCGGATGGAATAAAAATGATGATGTATTTGGCGTAAACGAATTATGGGCCGCTCGCAATACGCCAGTAAACAAACAGTTTAATTACATGCATGATGATACAGATATTATTGGACATATAACTGGTTCTATGGTTGTAGATCATGATGGTAATAAAATCGAAGAAATCTTAGATGAAAATAAACTACCATCGAAGATTGATATTATAACAAGTGCTGTTATTTACAAAACTTGGTCCGATGCACAAATGAGACAAAGAATTGAAGAACTTACCAAAGAAATAGACGAAGGTAAATGGTCTGTTTCAATGGAATGTATCTTTAGTAATTTTGATTATGCTGTGGTCGGCACGGACAATGAGCAAAGAGTTTTGTCTAGAACCGAAGAGTCTTCATTTCTAACAAAACATCTTAGAGCTTATGGTGGAACCGGTGAATACAACGGTTACAAAATAGGAAGACTTTTAAGAGGTTTTTATTTCTCTGGAAAAGGTTTAGTCGCCAAGCCAGCTAATCCAAGAAGTATAATTCTTAACAAGGAAGTCAATCCTTTTAATAGTAAGGCTGATATAACCTTTTACAATTTTTTAACTGCGATGGAGAATCATAATATGAGTGATATTACCATGCAGATTGAAGATTTAAAAGCTCAATTGGAGTCTGCCAAGGCAAATTTTGACGCTGAAAAATCTACAATCGAAACAGAAAATGCCAGCAAATTAGCGGAAGTTGTTTCTGCTAATGAAGCTGCTATTGCTGAAAAAGACCAACTAATAGCATCTCTTGAAGCCAAGGTAAAAGAATTAGAAGATTCTGTTGCCGGTATGAATATGGATAAAGAGAAGATGATGAAAGAAGTTGAAGCTTTCAAGCAAGATATGATGAAAAAAGAAGAAGAACTTAAGGGGATGAAAGAAAAGTACGCTGGCATGATGAAAGAAATGAAGGGCATGAAGCGTATGGCATCTCTTATCGAGGCTGGTGCTAATGAAGAAAAGGCCAATAAGATTGTTGAAGATTTTTCTGATGCTTCAGATGAAATGTTCGCTTCTGTTGTTGCTCTTTTAGCAGACAAAACACCAAAATCGGAAGTAAAATCGGAACTGGTATCAAAGCCAGAACCTGCTCCTGTTGATTTTGGATCAGAGGATGCAGAAAACGATGATGACGAAGAAGCTGATGCTTCTGAGTTGGATAATGTAGAAGGCATTGCTGAAGCAACTTTAGCAAATCCTGAGTCAAGTCAAGAAAGCCAGAACTTAGCAATTGCTTCTGCCGCTTCTTGGTTGCGTCAATCTGTTTTAAAATCAACCAAAAATCTTAAGAAATAGGAGTATTAATATGGCTCTTAAAGGTGATCGTCACGAATTAGATACTGAAGTTACATACTTCATGAATGAAACTGCAAGCAAGGGCGTAGTTGTTTCTGTCAGCACACAGGGTTCCGGCTCTGCTATGGACAGTTCGGCCGCTCTCGCTACCGTTGCGGCAAATGCATCTGGTGCCGCTCCTCTCGGTGTTCTCCTAAACGATGTTGTCGATATCGATCAGACTCGTCAGCATCTCAACTGGCACAAGGATGAGGTACAGAAGGGTGGTAAAGTAACCATTCTAACCAAGGGCTTTATCGTTACAGATAAGATCAGTGGTAATCCAACCGCTGGTGGCACAGCCTACCTTGCTAATAGTGGTTTAATTTCTACAACCCAGGCTACCGGTGCTTCAGCCGTTGGTCGCTTCCTTTCAACAAAGGATGCTGATGGGTACGCTAAAGTTTCTGTTAACCTTCCATAATTATAAATAAAGAAATAGGAGAATAAAAATATGTCATTCTTAACTAAACCTGATGCTGAATTTATTCAGTTACTTCAGCGTACCGCTAGTGAAGATCGTAATGAGGCAGGTCTTGCCATGGCTGAACTCGCAAAGGCTATCGAACTACCTTTGCGTGAAGGTATCATGGTTGGCGACATTGCCAGTAACATCTATGAGAGAATTGCAATGCCAGCCGGTAGCTCAACAGAGTTCCCACTGGATCTAATCTCTCCAGGTGAAGAATCAGACTTCGTTGCCTATGTTGCTCCAGCCCACGGTCGTGTGCCAGAGAGAACAGTCGAAGGCGACTACGTTATGGTTCCAACCTACACAGTTGCCAATTCAATCGATTGGCTACTTCGTTATGCCCGTGAAGCCCGTTGGGACGTTGTTGCTCGTGCAACACAAGTCCTTGAGGCTGGCTTCGTCAAGAAGATGAATGACGATGCTTGGCATACAATCCTTGCTGCTGGTGTTGATCGTAACATCCTAGTTTATGATGCTGATGCTGCCGCTGGTCAATTCACCAAGCGTCTCGTTAGTCTCCTAAAGGTTGTTATGCGTCGTAATGCTGGTGGCAATAGTGCTTCAGTAAAGCGTGGTCAGCTTACAGACCTCTATCTCTCACCAGAAGGTGTTGAAGACATGAGAAACTGGGGCATCGACCAGCTTGATGAAACCAGCCGTAGAGAAATCTACGTCGCTAATGATGGTGCCGGTTCAGTATCCAGAGTGTTTGGCGTTAACATCCACGCACTCGATGAACTTGGCGAAGGTCAGGAGTATCAGACTTACTACACAAGTAATCTCAGTGGTACTCTTGGTCCAAGTAGTGATGTGGAGTTAGTTGTGGGTCTTGATCTTGCTGCTAATGACAGTTTTGTTATGCCCGTAAAGCAAGAAGTTACTATATTCGAAGATCCCTCGCTCCATCGTCAACAACGTGCTGGACTCTATGGCTTCGCAGAAGTCGGGTTTGGTGTGTTGGACAATCGTAGAGTAATTCTTGGTAGTTTCTAAGAATATTCTCTTCGTTTGTTAATATTGGGGGAGAGGGGAGATAATCCTCCCCCTCCCCTTTTTTATTCTGACCACTACTATTTAAGGACCGACGATGCCGCTAAGACTTGCGAATAGAGTTAAAGAATCTACTTCAACATCTGGTAGCGGTACTATCACGCTTGGCGGTGCCAACGCTGGTTATCAAGCATTTTCTGCTGTATTATCTAGTGGCGATACAACATTCTATACCATTGTTAATGCCCCAAATTGGGAAGTTGGTATAGGAACATATGCTTCTAATACTCTATCAAGAAGCACAATATTATCAAGTTCTAATTCTAATAATAAAATAAATCTTAGTGGTTCAAGCTCTGTATTTATAGCTTATCCATCAGAAAAGAGTGTTTATAAAGATCAAAATAATCAAGTTATTGTTGGATCTTCTGGAATTATTTTAGATGTTGGAACGCCATCTAATACATCTAATGTTCTTTATAATGTAAGTGGTAAATTATATTTTAATGGTTCTGGTGTTGATGGCAATGGTGGAATATCAAATATAATTGAAGATACTTCTCCACAGCTTGGTGGTAATTTAGATTTAAACACAAATAATATTAATGGCACTGGAAACATTCAAATTCAAGGAATGATTTCTGGTATTAGTGGAGTATTTACTAGTGGCATACAATTAATTAGTGGTACTCCTAACAACACAACAAATTTACTTTATAATAATAATGGCACATTATATTTTAATGGATTTGTT